CCAGACTGATATAATTGGTCATGTAATCCGTGAGTTGATTGATAATGTTCTGTTTGCGTATCAAGTTGAGTGGTTGCTTGATGATGGTCAATTTAAGATAGCGACAAAGGCAAGGCAGATAGGTCTGTCTGAGATGTTGGGGCTTGAGGGTGTGTTGCTGATGTTGCAGGGTCAGAGTGTTTATTATGTCAGCAGGTCAGAGAAGCAGGCGATATATTTACTGGATAAGTTTTATCGTTGGTGTGACATATTTATTGATGCTGGTGTTGTCATTAACTTTGATAAGCGTTCTACGACTGAGTGCAAGGTTAATGGGGTCTATGTTACTTCGCTTACGTCAAATGCTACAACGGGTGAAGGATTCACTGGTCACGTATTCTTTGATGAATTTGGTTTGCTTCCCAATGATAGGGATATTTACAGGTCAATATATCCGACAATCACAAGAGGATATAAACTACGGATTATTTCTCGACCATTTGGGCAATCGAACCTGTTCTACGACATCACCAATGACGAGCAGGGTTATCCAGACTTCAGACGGTATAACTTCGACATATACAGAGCCATTAAAGATGGAAATGATGTTGATGTTGAACAACTTAAAAGAAACTTTGATGAGGATTCATTCTCAGAGAATTACGAATGTAAGTTCCTCGATGAATCGACCAGTTATTTCCCGTATAACATTTTACGCGAGCGCATCGGAACGATCCCAGAAGACCTCACAGGCGGGAAGTATTATCTCGGTGTTGACGTTGCAAGAAAACAGCATCTTACGGCATTTGTCGTTCTCTGTAAGTTAAAAGACTTTGTTTACACAAAGGAAGTTGTAACACGGAAGAGAGCGTCATTTGCTGAACAGAAAGATGTCATACGGAACTTGTGTGAGAGATACGCCATTGAAGCGGGTGCTATTGATGCTACTGGTATAGGTTCTCAGATGGCAGAGGAAGTCAATGCGGAGTATTCGTTCATCAAACCTATAATGTTCACGAACAAGATTAAGGAACAGTTGGTTACAGGAACGAAGAAACGCTTTGAAAATGGAACTGTGCAGATACCCGATGACCAAGATTTATTGTCGGACTTTCACAGGATAAGAAGAAGTGTCACGGCAAACAATAATGTTATCTTTGATGCTGTGGCGAATAGCAAGTCTCACGCTGATAGATTCTGGGCTTGGGCATTAGCCGAATACAGTTCACTGGAAGACAAACAGCCGAACATTATTATTTTATAGCCACTGTTGCCCATGTTAAAAACGGAGTGGGTGCGACAACTTACAGGCGGATGTCCTGCGGATACTTACCCGTCAGTGGCTTTTATACTCTAAAGGAAAAACCTTATGCGAGCATCTAAGGCAACATTTGAAGTGTGCGTTAAATGCACATCGAAAGAATATGAATCACTGTCAGAACTTATGATTAAGTTCGGTGGTGAGAAATCTGGTGTTGTTACGGTGAACGGTGTTGAGTTGGATGTTTACGCTATGGATGCAAGCATTGATGTTGATTATCCCTACTGCGTAACATTTAAGATTACAACGAAAGCACTTCATCCAGAGGTAATCACTGATTTGCTTACATCAATTTATACTGAAAAGTTATGAGTGATATTCGTTCATCTATGTCAAGCATACCTTCCGATAGGTGGGAATTGGCATTTGGGAAAAAGGAAGAACCTATTCCAGTTAAATCCGTAGAAGATGATTGCCAAGAGTGCTGATGAAGAAATTTGTTGAATACATATCGAAACTTGCCTTATCGAAATTCTACGGTGAAGTGACAATCAAATTTGAGAATGGTAAGATTGTTCATGTGAAAGAGAGTAAGTCTTTTAGTAAGGATTCGTTTAGTTAGATTACGTTGTGCGTGAGTGGCTTAAACGTGATTCCCGAACAAATAAGGGACTAGCACTGGATAGACTATCGGAGTGAGTCCAGAAACTCAATACTCTGACAGCCGTAAGTTCAAATCTTACCAACGGAAATAACTAAAACTAAATAACGCCTATCAAAGAACTTGAGGGCTATTGTCGTGGAAGCACTTCCATGATAGTAGCCCTTTTTTTATTTATGCAAACTACAAAACAATGAAACTACCGTTTGGCATTGAATTGACTCGGAACAAAGCAGAGCAAAAGAACGCTGGCGGTAATATATACGGCATCATGGACTATCAGACTAAACTTGGTCTGATGGACAACAAGGGCGATAAAAACGCTATGCTTGCCGCTTATACATCGTGGGTCTATGCCTGTGTTACGGCAAGGGCGCAGGCGGTGGCAAATGCCAAGTTTCGCATTTACAAAAGGGAGGGTGCGGATGATTACCGTGAATTAGACGATCATCCTGCACTCAAAGTTCTTGAACGTCCAAATCCTCTTGATACAAGGTATGACCTTTTATTCAAGACTGTTTCCTATATGGATTTGACAGGTGATGCTTATTGGGAGATTGTAAGGGATAGAGCAGGGCGTATTCGTGAACTGTGGGTATTGCCGTCCAACTTGGTTACGATTGTTCCGAGTAAAGACGGTGTGATTGAACGGTATGACTTAAAGCCGTTCAACGGTAGTGAGAAAGACATTATTCATTATTCACCGTCAGAGATTATTCATCATAAGCATCCGAACCCGAATAATTTCTATTACGGTGCATCGGTGATTATGGCTGTTGCTTCTGCTGTTGACATCAATGACTTTCAGCACGACTACCAAAAGAACTTCTATAAGCGTTCCGCTTTACCTCCCGCAGTATTGGAGTCTGAATCTAAACTTGACGATGCAACAGTTAAACGGTTACGGCAGAGTTTCGATTCTGTTTATGGTGGCGGTGACAACGCTGGTAAGACGTTAATCCTTGAGAACGGTTTGAAGTATAAACCTCTCGGCATTAGTCCAAAAGACTTGGACTACCTTGCGACAAACAGTGTAACGATGAAAGAGATATGTGCAATCTTCCGCGTTCCTCCGTCAATGCTCGGTATCGTTGAAGATGTGAATAGGGCAAACGCTGAAAGCCAAGAATATACATTTGCTAAGATGGCAACAGAACCGCTTCTGAGGAACATTGACGAAAGACTGACAACCGAACTTATCAAACAGTATTTGAACGGTGACAAGTTATTCATTCAGCATGATTCAACAGTTCCGGAGGATGAAGATAAACAGGCAAGCGCGGCACAGAAGAGAATCTTTGGCGGTCTGACTACCATCAATGAAGAGAGAAAGTTGCAGGGATATAAGCCAGTAGAAAACGGCGACGTTCATCTTGTGCCGACAAATTATATGCCTCTGAACCAGATGATTGAGCGAGAAGTAACGCAAGAGGGTCAACAGTTGCAAAACAACCAACAACAGGTATAAAGGTAAGAAAATGGAAAAACAATATCGCAATGTAGTTGAAGAGTGCGAAAAGAGTTTTAACGATGAAGAGAGAAGCATCGTTCACGTGATTAGCGTTGAAGTCTCCGACCGTTACGGAGACATTGTTCGTTCCGATGGAATGGATAAGAGTGCATACGAAAAGAATCCAGTTGTCCTTTACGGACATTCTCACAAAGGATTCCCCGTTGGGCGTTCGTTGTGGCAGAAATCAACCACACTCTCTAATGGTAAGCGCGGTATTATTGCCAAGACTCAGTTTGCAGACACAGAAGAGGGGAATGTAACATACAAGTTGTGGCGTGACGGTTATTTGAACGCCGCTTCTATCGGTTTCATCCCGAAGACGTATGATGCAATGATGGAAGATGGAATGTTCAAGGGTTACGATATTAAGAATTGGGAATTGCTTGAATATAGCATCGTTCCTGTTCCTGCTAACCAAGAGGCACTTCGTTTAGCGTTGGATGAGTTCGGCGACAACCTTGTTGTTAAGTCTCTCCGCGATGAAATGCGAAAGACGGTAGAAGACGAACAGCGCAAGAAAGAATTGGAAGAGATTAAAGCAAAAAACACAGAATTGGAATTGCTTATCAAAGGATTGATTGAGCGCATTGATGCTCTTGAGGCAAAAGAAGTTGATACAACCGTTGCGGAGACAATAGTTCAACAGACACCTACGATTGACGAAATCAAGGCGATGATGGATAGAGTTGTTAGCAACACACTACAACAAAAACAATAACAACTCATTAAAGGAAAAACACAATGGAAGAAAAACTCAATATGCAAGAGTTAGAAACCATGTTCAAAGGCGTGTTGGAAAACCGCATTAAAGAACTTGGTCTCGACAAAATCGACCGCAAGCATGGTATTTTCAGCGCGGAAGACGAAAAGACATACAGCACCACAACCGAGAAACAGCGCTTGAAAGATTTCGTGAAGTCTATCTTCATGAAAGACCGTAACTCACTTAGCAAAGTCTATGGTTCGTTTGGCATGGAGAAAGCACTCTCCGAAGGCACAACGACCGCAGGTGGATTTCTTGTTCCAGATGCGTTCCGCACACAGGTAATTCATGTTGCAGAAGTTTATGGTAAAGCCCGTCAGGAGGCAAACGTATTCGGCTTCGGTGGTGATACGCTGTATCTGACAACCGACAACGGCGCTGTTTCTGTGGCGTGGATTGCAGAAAACAATGCTATCACACACAGTCAGCCCGTCTTCGCACAGCCGTCTATCAGCATCAAGAAACTTGCTGGTATTACCGCTATGTCGAATGAACTGCTTGCCGATGCTCAGTTTGACATCGTTGCTTATCTGGCACAGTTGTTCGGTGAACAGATTGCATACAAGGAAGATTTGGCGTTCTTCACTGGTGACGGCACTTCGACCTACGGTTCTATCACTGGTCTGACGAACTTCGCTTCTACCTCAGTTCAGACGATGACATCAACCTCGATTGCAGACATCACTGCATTGGACATCAACAACCTCATCTTCAAAGTTCCGACAAAGTATCGTCAGGGCGCGAAGTTGTTCATGCATCCGACAATCTTCTCCTACATCAAAACGAATCAGGCAACGACTGGTGAGTATATCATCGTTGACCCGACCAATCCTAACCAGAACACGAACATGTTCGGCTATGACTATGTTAAAGTTGAAGCAATGCCCACAACTGATGCGGCGAACAGCCCGTTTGTTTGATTGTCCAATATG